TTGACCGTAGAATGTCAGAAATGTTTACCATTGGCGGTACAGACATTAATGTTCACAAATATCTTGGTCCTATTGATCAAGGTGCGTCTACAGATGCTACACAACCTAGATATTTAAATCAAAGTGAAAAGAATATTCAAGACTTATTGTTCTTGGAAAATAGAGATCGCAAGTATGATGACAGTGTTTATCAAATGCGTGGTATATATCGTATCAATGACAACGATTTTGATCTAACACAGTTTGGTTTATTCTTAACCAGTGATACTCTGTTTATTGTTTTACACATGAATGACATGGTAGAAACCCTAGGCCGTAAAGTTATGGTAGGTGATGTTATTGAATTACCACATCTTAAAGACTTTTATCCGTTAGATCCAAATGATATTGTGCCAGCCGCTCTTAAACGTTACTATGTAGTACAAGATGCTACCAGAGCCGCAGAAGGATTTGCTCCAACTTGGTATGGGCACTTATGGCGTATTAAAGTACAACCATTGGTTGACTCACAAGAATACAAAGATATACTTGATAATATCAAAGCAGGCGAAAACACTAACAGTACACTAGGTGAACTGCTTAGTACATTTGACAAATATCAAGATATTAACGAAAAAGTCATTGAACAAGCAGAAAATGATGTTCCTGAATCAGGATATGATACTACCAGCATTTGGGTACAGCCTGCATTAGAAACTGGCTATCCTGGACACATTAATAATGTAGATGCCAGTGACAGTGATGGATCTCCAGATGCTAGTGACAATGATGGGTCTCCAGATGCTAGTGATTCAGCAACAACACCAAGTCTTAAAGTATCAGGATACTTAACAGGTGATGCACTACCGCCAAATGGTTTTGCTGTGCAAACAGGACTAAGTTTCCCAAGTTCACCACAAGCAGGAACATATTTCTTAAGATTAGATTACTTACCAAACAGACTATTTAGATATGATGGTAAACGATGGACAAAAGTTGAGGATGATGTGAGAACTTCATTAACACCAGGTAGTGATAACCAGACACAACGAAGTGGATTCGTTAATAATACAGAAAAATACATGTCAGGACGTATTGGATATGATGCTATAAGAGCCGCAGATCCTTATGTGATTCCTGGTAACACTATAACAACATCATTTAGTATGAGTAGTAAGTTAATTGAAACTTCAATTGCTTATGTTAGTACAAATGGTGTAAGAACACAGTTAAACGGCTTTAAAGTTGACAATACTATGAGTAACAGCAGTGGTAATACTGCGATTACTATCACAAGTAATGTAAGTATTGTCAGTGGTGATGTAGTAGAATATGCAATATTTGAAAATACAGATCCAGAACGTGTAGGATTAAGTCAAGCATTGAAACCAACGGCAGATTAATATGGCACAACAGTTTTTCTATGATGGACAGATAAGACGATTTATTGTACAGTTTATTCGTATGATAAGTAACTTTCAAGTTGAGTTTGGTAAAGACCGTACAGGTAATACTACTCTACAACAGGTTCCTGTATTCTACGGTGACAGTAGTCGTATGGTTGCTAACATTCTACGTAATAATAGTGAAAGTGCTATGCAAAGTGTACCTGCAATGGCTGTCTATGTCAGTGCTTTAAACTATGATAGAGAGCGTGTGCAAGAACCTAACTTTATAGGTAAAATGCACATCAGACAAAAATACTACAACGAAGATACCGAAAGTTATGAAAATAGACAGGGCGATGCGTTTACTGTTGAACGTCATATGCCTGTTCCATATAAACTAGAACTTAAAGTAGACATATGGACATCAAACACAGAACAAAAATTACAGTTAATTGAACAAATAGGTACTCTGTTTAATCCTGCATTAGAAATACAATCAACAGACAACTATATTGATTGGTCCAGTTTAAGTGCGGTATTCTTAACTGGAGTTAACTGGTCATCACGTTCAGTGCCAATTGGTACAGAAAACCCAATTGACGTTGCTACTCTAACATTTGATTTACCAATTTGGATATCATCACCTGCTAAAGTTAAAAAACTTGGAGTCATACATAAAATTATTTCTAGTATATATGACGGTACTGGTGATTTAGATTTATCAATAGCAGACGGGACTAAATTGTTAGGTGATAGACAGTACTTTACACCAATGGACTATGGTGTTACTCTACTAGGTAATCAATTACAGTTGTTACGTGTAGAAGAGTTTGTAGACCCAAGAGATCCAACAGCCTTACCACAGACTAAAGTGGGTGGAAAAGAAAATTGGAAAGATCTGATCAACGTATATGGTGAATTAACTAATGGATTTAGTCAGATTAGGTTAGAAATGGACGACGGCAACGAAGTAGTAGGTACTGTGGCATATCATCCTAGCGACCCATATATACTGTTGTTTACCGCTGATATAGACACACTACCGGTAAACACTGTACCTTCTGTAAATTCTATTATAGATCCAACTGCGTCTACTACACCAGATAAGGTGGCGGCTAAAACTGCTGGCACAAGATTTTTATTACTAAACGCCATTGGTGATTATGATAATGCTACTGGGTATGGTCCTGAAGTATGGCAAGGTACTAGTGGTGAAAATATTGTGGCTAATGCCTATGATATCATTGAATGGACTGGAACAGAGTGGGTAGTTACATTTGACAGTGAGAAGGAAAAGAGTGTACAATATACTACTAATCTAACAACTGGAGTTCAATATAAGTGGACGGGAAGTCAATGGGTCAAGAGTTACGAGGGAGAGTACAAGAACGGCGTATGGACACTGGTCCTTTAGTCAACGTTGGTGCTTTTATCTACTGCACAGAAACCAAAAGATATCTATTTGTTCTAAGAAATTCACACAAATTTGAAGGTAGTTGGGGGTTGCCTGGCGGCAAAGTAGAATCCAATGAATCAATCACAGAAAGTCTTTTAAGAGAAATTGAAGAAGAACTTGGTGGCACTATCCGTGATGCACGACTAATTCCTGTAGAAAAGTTTACCAGTGAAAATGGTAATTTTGTCTATCATACATTTATAGCACCTGTTGATACAGAATTTGTTCCAGAACTAAACAATGAGCATCGTGGCTATTGTTGGGTTAGATTAGAAGATCACCCCAAGCCATTGCATCCAGGTGTGTATAGAACAATCAAATTTGATGCTATTGCACAAAAAATTAAAACTCTAGAAGCGGTTTTATAGTCAAAATAAAAGCACCCGAAGGTGCTTTTATCCTAATCATTGTAAATTATAGATCGTTGTTTAACACAAACTCTCTAACATTCATTTGACTAAAGTTTGGTAGTGCCTTCCAACTAGCATGTACCGGTAAACGACCTGTTGCTGAAACTAAAATAAATTCAACATTGTCATATACCTTCATAACTTCTGCTTTGTCACGTGACCATGTTGCTGAGTCAATCGTTTGCTGTTTAGTTCTGTGTACTCCTTCATAACCTGGTGTACCAGCATAAACATTATAATTATACCCATCAGTATCGTGACCTTCCATGCCTACCATGTAGATTTTTCTGTGTCCATCAAAACATGCAGTTCTCAATGCAAGTGTTCCTGCATCACTATAAAGATTATGCGGAATAAGATAAAACTTACCCGGATGTTTCTTCATACACTGATGATCTGTATAGACAACATGACTACTAGCATAAGCATGACTAGCAAGTTCATTACATATTACCGGTGAGGTAACAACTAAAAAGTCTGGTGTAAGATCTCTATATGCCGCATTACATCCATAAGTCTGTAATGTGTCAGCACCCAATAGGCCACTGTGGTGGCCTATGAGTTTCTGAAGATTTACATCTTTTCTAGTTAAACCGTTACCTATAACAACTGCCTTATTGGAAATTTGATTGTTAGTAACTCGATTAGTAACAGTTTCAGACGTAAAAGTCCATTTCTGTCCGTCGAGTGCACCTTCCACAACTACGTCTTCTTCAACGTAATTGCTTCTGTATAGTTTTTCTACTCCTAACATTTTCTTTTCCTTATAAGTTAGTTATTATACTCTAATGTAAGTTGGTTGGAACTTAACAGTTGTACCTGCTTCACCAGCAGTAGCCTGTAATAATACATTGCCACCACTAATTGTTGCAGAGTATGTCCAACTGTCAGCACCTGTTGCAGTTACACCATAAACAGTCAATGTCGCTGTTGTGCCATCGTGTACTACGATCGCTTCAGCGGCTTCCCAATCATCACCAGCGGCATTTTCTGCCATTAAGACATATTTTGCCATTCTGTATAGTGATGTTGCAAATGAGTCAACTGTAGTTGGTGATGTACCAACTGTAACGCCTGTTTGGTCAACAACGATATCAACACCGTCACTAGCACTAACACTAATACTTGAGTTGCTATCTGCTAACTGTGTAACAGTTGTTGTAGTTGTTAACTGACGTACTTCAATTACGTCACCAGTTGCTGGTGCTTCTGTGAATGTCAATGTAGTACCTGACACACTATAAGCAGTTGTTGGCAACTGAACAATACCGTTAATACTTACAATACATGATGCTGTAGTTTGTGTTGTACTTAAAGTAAATGCTACTGTTGAATCATCACCATTGAATGATTGTGTAGCAATTACAGTAAATGAGCCTTGTGCTGACTGCCATTCAGTACCGTTATAGAACTCAATAATATTAGTTGTTGAGTTATAACGGAACATA